AGTTTCCATATTTTCTCCTTTTGTAGATCTTTGATTCTACATCAGGCTATTCATTTTTTTAACTAAGTATAAATACTAATAAAAAATTCTACATTTTTTTGGCACCTGTGGTATTCTACATATAAGCAATCTTGCTTATTTCTTGTGAAGGAGAAATGAAAATGCAAATACCTAAGAAATATCAAAAAATGGCAACAGCAGACAGCATCGATGTCGATATGGATGGCTCATTAACATTGTGGCTCAATTATGGCTTTGCTTTTGATGCTGACGAAAATCCTAATGTTGCTACTCATGTCAGAACATTTGACACAATCGAAGAATTAGTAGATTCTTTAAAGTATGTAGAGATTTGTCCTTGTTCTGATTGTGTTACTTATAAAGGTAAAACAGTATGAAAGACTACAGAGGTGAATTGATTGATTTTTTATGGGGAGCTGTAGCGGCAATTATTATGCTCGCGCCAGCAATGTTTGTGTATGTGTGGAAAACAGGGGGTTTGTCATGAATAAGTATGATTATTGGCTAGAGAGTGGTGCAGATCAAGAATGTGCAGAAGATCAGAGCGAATATGTTTGGCATAACTATATGAAGCCAGGCGAAGAATATGATGTAATGAATCTAGAAGTATTCCAAGAGCATTTGATGGAAGCTACAGCAAATTATGCAGGTGCTGAGAAGTGGGAGAATCTGCGACAGTATGCAGATCGCGGTGAGTGGGAAAAGTTTGGTCGAGCTATTTATTATTTAGTTCATGACCATATTGAAGATCAATTGATTGATTAAGAGATATTTATGGATTTACAAAACATTACTTTTTTACACCCACCAAAAATAGTTGGGTATTGGCAACTAACGCCTGATGTAGATGGTGGTTGGACTACTAGATTTGCTGTTTACAAAAAAGTATCAGATGAGCAAATTAAAAACACAGAGCAATTACTTGGTTGGAAATGGATTGAAGGAGAAATAAATTATGAGTAACTATATGGAACTTAGAAAGATCGATGTCTCAGACAAGATCGAGAAAAAGAATGGCTTATCTTATTTATCATGGGCTTGGGCTGTAGATACATTATTGCAGCATGATCCTACAGCTACATGGTCAGATGGTCAGCCTGTAATGTTTGGCGAGACTGTAATGGTGTTCTGCACAGTCAATGCATTTGGCAAATCAATGACAGCTCAGTTACCTGTTATGGACTATCGCAACAAAGCAATACCTAATCCTGATGCATTTGCAGTTAATACAGCAATGCAAAGATGTTTAGCAAAAGCAATTGCGCTGCATGGCTTAGGCTTGTCGCTATATGTTGGTGAAGATCTATGGGATGATGTAGAGCCTGTAGATACATTAGATCTTGTAAAAAAGATCATGGCATCAAAAGACATTGCAGAGCTAAAAGTTAATTTTGCATCCGCTTTCAAAGAAGTTGCTAAAGATAAAAATGCAATGAAAGTTGTAAATGATGCGAAAGAAGCTAGAAAGGCACAATTAAGTGAAACTAGCTGATGAGCAGCCTGATAATGTTTGTTTTAATTGTGGAGAGAAATGGGGCGTAAGCCCCATGAAAAATGAGGAGAGTCATCGAATATGGATAGACCAATGCGATGTTTGTTTAAAGCTCACAGCAGTAGCAGATGCATCGGAATATGGATATATGAAGGAAGGTTGGGATGGAGAAGAAATGGTGTAGTTCTTGTCAGGTTGATAGGCCAAAAGCTGGTTTTAAGCTGGTAACAACAGGCTCAAAAGTCAGAAGATGGAAGTGTGAATATTGTTTAAAAAGAGAGGCAGAAGCTAAATATGCAAAAAGAAAATGAGTTTTTTGATAAAGCAAGAAAAGTAGCGCAAGCACTAGACAATCAAAGCTATGTATATACACCTAGCTCTACAGACATTACTGTCAGATGGAGAAAGTTGTATGGCTATGTGCCTGCAAGCGAACAAATCAGATTTCAAAAGAAGTGGGCTGAGTTTCGCGCTATTACAAATCGAACATTAGACGATGTAGAAGTGCCTGTTTGTCCTGGAGTTGTGCAATGGAAAAAGTGGTCAAAGTTCTAGTAGAGATTGGCATTTACTTTTTTCTGCCTTTTGCGATAATTAAAGTATCTTGGGATTTAGCAAAGACCTGGATAGAGGAAATTATTAAATGAGAAACAAGCATTGCATGGAAGCCTTCTATGAGACCATTAAGGAAGTAGATATTCCTAAAGGTCAAATAATGTTTGCAGAGAACTTCTTTGCAGCAGGTTGGGATGCAGCTATCGATGCTTTATCTCTCGCATATCAGAGACAGTTTGAAGAAGATGGAGTCGATACTCAGCTTATTAGGCGAGAGCCACAAGAGCCACCGTCAGACGATGACCAAGAATGAATGGTACCCACTTTGTTTCCATAATCGATATGAATACAAAAAGTGGCAATACTCTCAAAAATTGGGAGATGAAGTCTGTAGTGTTTGTGATGATTGCACAGATCAATATCAAAAACAGATGAAAAGGCAAAATAGATGTTTTATGGCAGAAGCCATGAGAAAATCTAGTAACAGTAAACGATATGCAGAATGAACCAGTGTCGCAAGCAGTAATGATCGTAACAGAGACAGAACCTTATCGATTTAAGGTTGAAATAGAAGGCTCTGATTTGTCTTTAGAAGTTTCGCAGATTATGGTAAAATTTCTAAATGACTGCTTAGAGCAGATTCATAGAGATACAAAATTGCATTAAGTGAATAAGGGTATGGGGAAATGGAACAAAGAACAGAAGAATGGTTTAATGCCAGACTTGGCAAAGTAACTGCAAGCAGAGTTGCTGATGTTTTGGCTAAGATAAAAACAGGTGAAGCTGCAGCTCGCAAAAACTATAAGATGGAATTAGTAGTTCAGCGACTTACTAAGCAGTTTGGCGAGTCTTTTAGCAATGCAGCGATGGAATGGGGAACAGAGCAAGAGCCTTTTGCAAGAATGGCATATGAAGCTCATACAAGCAATTTTGTAAAAGAAGTTGGCTTTGTAGATCATCCAACAATTAGTATGTTTGGCTGCTCGCCTGATGGTATTGTAGGTGAAGGTCTAATCGAGATTAAGTGTCCTAATACATCGACACACATCGAGACAGTATTAGACAACAAAGCGCCAAGCAAATATATCCCACAGATGCAATGCCAGATGTCAGTAACAGGCGCGAAATGGTGCGATTTTGTATCATTTGATCCTAGAGTGCCAGATGACTTGCAGCTTGTAGTAGTAAGAGTCGAAAGGGATCAAGAGTATATCGACTCTATGGAAGCAGAAGTAAAGCAGTTTCTAAGCGAGGTCGAAGACCTATTTAATCAATTGAAAGCGAGGCAGAAATGACCTATGAAATGAAAGATGGCAGTTTTAGTTTATTTAAGAATGATCGCAAGACAACAGACAAGCATCCTGACTACAAGGGATCAATCAAGATCAATGGAGTGGAGCATTGGTTTGATGCTTGGTTGAAGGATGGCAAAAAGGGGAAGTTTTTATCTGGTCGGATTGGAGATCCAAAGAAACAAGGATTTACTCCAAAAGGTGATGATGAAATGCCAAGAAGTAGTGGCATCCAAGACGATGAGATACCATTTTAAGGCTAATATGATTATCTTAATAACACTTGGATTGATTTGTTTTGTTTGGTATGCAGTTTGGATTATTGATTTTATGGTTGATAAATTCAGTAGTAAACCATTTGCTTTACTTGCCAGTCTGACTGCAATTATGTTACCAACAGCTATTATTGCTCAGATTTTGATTTATATGGAGATTGTAAAATGAAAAAGATGATTATTGCAGTAGTAACAAATTTGTTATTAGTCGGTAGTGCATTAGCCTGTCAAACACAGACAGTAGTAGTAGGCGGTAAGCTGCAAGTCTGCACTATTTGTGGATCTGTAGTAAGCTGTATGTAACCCCCAATGAGATCGGCATACAGAGGTGCAATGCCTCTACCCTTCACAAGGAGCGCCACCACCCTTCCGATCATGGTGGCACTATGAATGGCCATAACACTTATGCAGAAAGAAATACTGTGCCTGATATAGGCGAACAGTTATTTGAAGAATACTGCAAAGAAAAAAATTACAGAGTGTTTCGATTAGGCTTTGATTCTAAGAAAACAGCAATTAAGAATTTCTACAAAATAAATCCACTATTAAGAAATATACCTGACTACATTGTAGAAACAGACAAAGGTAACTTTACTGTGCAAGTAAAAGGCACAGCGAATATTAAGAAGAAAGAAGTTGAGATGATACCGCTATTTTTAGAGTGGTATTCATGCAAAGATGCACCATTAGTTTATGCATTTTGCTTTGCGGGCGCGAAGCCTAAATTGATTTATGCTGAGAAAGTGATAGAGCTGTATAAACAGTCAGTAGATAAAGTGTGGCCAGATGGTGTGATCTACAGATCATTGCAGATATAGAGCTGCTTCAGCTTCTCTGCGCCTTGTTAGACCTCGAAAAACTTTGCCACCAGCTTTATTCCACTTCAAAAACTCTTGAGCTGCGCCAACAATGTCAGCTCTATTGTGTTTTCGTCTAAGTGTAGATGCTTGTAGATTACCTAGTCCAAGATTAAAGGCAAAGCTGATGAGCGCATCAAAGCGAGACTGAGTAAGATGATTAGGACATAATCGTAATATCCCTCTTTCAAAGCGCATAAGATCTTTTTTAAGTAAATCATCTGCTTCTTGCTGTGTAATCTCTCTAAACCACTCTATAGGCAGAGTTTTGCCATCGCCTATAAGATGACCCCATCCAACAGTCCATAAGCCTATAGGGTCTTGGTAGGGCTTTAAATGACATCCCTCAAATTTCTTGATGAGATTCAGCCCTTTTTCGCTAGTTCTCATCTGCGAGCATTAAATGCTTGCGAGCCAAACCAAAAAGCGATGATTGATGACCAGATAGTGATTGTTTCTTCTGACCATAGAATCTTGAGAGCTGCATCGAATGGCACAGCATGATGCCATGCATACCAAAAACCTGCAATTTCTACAAATAAGAAGATTAAGAACATTCCATAAGTAACTGCAGGTCTAACCATAGCTCTTGCATTGATAACCCAATGTGATGCGCCTTTAGCTAGATCTGTGTCATGCTGATATAGAGCAATCTTTTCGTCTCTCAGAGCTCCGATTTCGATTTGATCTGTTCTAATCTCTTCTACTCTTGCTTGTGCTAAAAAGCCTTCTTTTGCTAAAGTCAGCTCTCTTTCAGTTTGTAGACGAGCCATTTCTAGCTCATGCTTTTTGTCTGATCGATCTTGAAAAAAATCTAAGAATTTAGGCAAACCACCAGCAAGGAAAGACAAAAGAGTAGAAACTAAAGTTATCATTTTTTAAATACCAGTTCTGCTAACCAGGTTGCAAAGCCACCAAAGACAGATGCAGCTCCCATAATAGCCCAGAGTGATCCTTTGGATCTTTCAGCCATTGCTACTAGCTTCTTGATGTCTGCTTCCATGACATCTACTTTTTTCTCCATTGTCTCAAATTGGGCTACTAGCTTGCCATATTTGTATGGATCTAAAAAGTCATCACTCATCCTAACCTCCGCTTACCAATCGACTTTTTTGCAGTAGGTTTCTTTTTAGTCGCGACTTTTTTGCAA